GACCAACCTACACTTATATCACCTAATCGGATAGGTCTATCATTAGGAAGCGTTGTATCCTCAATAGAGCGAATAACAGGAACTAAAAGTGTACTTGTATAATCCGTTTTTTCCACCCATGATAACTTGCTCCACCCATTAACATTAGGGGTAATTTTATCTGCTAAAGTATGGTAGGTATTTTCCCCCCCCTCGATTCTACTTGTTATAAAAAATTCAAGTTCATCTGTCGCAAAATTATGTCCCAAAACAAAACAATGAGAAAGAGAATTAATCCAATAACGATTTTCAAAATTAATCGTAAAATAAACCTCATTTAATTCAGCAGACAATTCGGGTAAAGTTGTTACATTTGATGGATTTAAAAAATATTTACCATGTGCTTCAGGGTCATCGCCTAACGCACCCCATTGTCTTGCTAATAACACGGCATCAATATAAAATTTTGGGGTTCTTACTCTGTTATAACTCATCTTTTCCTACCTCTTTTTCGTGGAACTCTGCCATATTTATAATTTCCTCTATAATTTTCAGGTTTTCCCATTGACTCAGGCTTAGAATCAATTAAATTCGGATAATCAATGCCTTGTACTGTTATTTGAGCCGTCTTATCGTCTATCTTAGCCGATAATATTCTAAACTCACCCACATACTTAAATAATAACTTTTGACCTTTCTGTGGCTTTACAAACCCGATATGTATTTGATTATGGCTTTTAATTAGCATTGACTTTGTCCCGAAATTACGAACACGAGCATTATTATTTCCTAAGTCCTCTATAAATTCAAAATGTTCATGCTTTAATACAATCCGACCACGATATTTAATAACAATTCCTTGATAGTTCCCTGTTATTTCACAACTTCCTTTTCCGTATGTTATCATGCTAAAATCTCATTTATTAATTGAACAACATCTATAATATTAATAATCCCATCATTATTAAAATCTGCCCCAACAAAAGCATCACTCCCTTGTTCAATTATATTATCCCCTAAAATATGTCCGATTATTGTAACAATATCTACAATATTAATAAGTCCATCTAAATTAGCATCTCCGTTAATTACATCAGGCGTTGTTTGTCCCTCTATATCTCCCCAGTGGAAAACAAAAGAATCTATTGCAGTAGGGATTCCTGTTATTGTGTTTGTATTACTATATACATATCCCCCCCCATACTGTGTAGGATTAATAGCTGCAACAATACAAGTTAATTCTACACCAGTAGGAATATCTTCATCGCCTAAATATAATATATGTTGCCCTTGTGCGTTTTCTATCGCCTGTATTTGACTGCTTTCATAAATAGGCTGTGCATCTGATTCAGGATTATCAAATATTAGTAATTTATAATAGCCTGCCGTTGTAATTCCAAGTTCAGGAATTGTTTGTATCATATTTAATGGTGGATTCCAAGTAACTGAAAGTTCAGGATTTACTATTTGTTGGTCTATAATCTCCTCAGTAGTGGTTACTTCTCTGATTATTATATCGTCAATTTCAAACGAATCTACCCCTGTATTCATTTGAATATAAAGGTAATTTGATGAACCACCCCAAGTATTTACAGGACTAATTAATGAAAAACTGATATTTGTAAACTCAGATTGCACTTCTATATTCTCTAAAACAAAAGCGGTATTAGCAACGCCCATTTTAATTGTCCCTACTCCTCGTAAAACCCTTATCTTAAACTCGAAAAGGTACTCAACGCCCTCTGTAAATTGAATATCTTCAAGTCTTATTCTATTATGCACTATGCTTCGGGTAGTAATTAATGTTCCATTCCCACTTGTAATTTCACCCCCTAATCCAAAAGATGCTGTTATTAGCCAATCAGTATCTAAAACCTCACTTGTATATTCGCCAATCTGCCAAGCATCCCCAGCAGAAAAAACCATTTCTACAGAAATAGTCAACGACCAACCTGAATCAATGGTATTTGTTATTATTGCAGTAGCCCCTGTCGTTATATTTATTACATATAAACCAATTAATTCTCCATTAGGATATACACCCCCCAAATCAAGTGATACAAGAGTACCAGTAGAACCTTGTACCACTACACCCTCCTCAAGGACTATAAGGTCAGAGGCTGTATTATTGTCAAAGGTAGAATTTCTAACTGGGTCTGGAATTAAATTATCTGAATAAGTTGTCCCTCCCCCTGTGATTACATCTATTTCTTCATAAGGGATTGATACAAGCCCTGAATGTGATGTAATTTCAGGAGCATTCAATGTTTCAGGGAAATAACAAGCACCAAAAGAACCATCATCGATGCTTTGGTTCGCTTCAGGGTTATAATTAAGAGCAGTAGGGTTTAAGCACCCACTAATTACTTCAGGTTCAGGTTCTACATAATCTATATATTCAACATTTGATAAATTATGTAATTGATATAATTTAATTTCTACATCACTTAAACTCTTTTTGATTGAAGTTATGAAGAAAAATGGATATATCTGTTGCCCATTTCTTGTTGTAACCTGTGTATAATCTTCGCCAAAACACTTTCTATCTTGAATTAATTTATTAATTCTAACTATTTGCCCAAGTTCAAAGTTTAAGTAATTTAATGGAAGCTTTAAGGTTATCAAATTATGCTGATTAGCGTGTAACCCAAATAGATATTTAGCAAGACTTAAAGCAGTTGTTTCATCTCTTATATATTTACTTTCAAATATTAATTCTTGGTCTGTATCAAAAGTTAATCCCTCTAATAATTCATTCTCAATATTATTTTTATCAATAAATCCTGTTTCTTTTGTGAAATCTTTTAATCCATAGTCATAATGATATTTAATATTAACTTTGGAATAAACTTTTTCAATCTTAGTTCGGTCATATTTATAGGAGAGTATATCTTCTGCATATATAACAGAATTAAAGGGTATTTCCTCATAAGTATATTCTTGTTTTATACTTTTAACATTAAATTCACCGTCTTTAAAATAGGGGAATAACCCACTTGAACGGCTTATTTCTTCGATTAATTTCTTAGAATTTATCTTTTTATCAATCGTAAAAGCATAACTACCAAGTGATAATTCATTATTTATAGTATTAGTATTAAAATCTAATTCAGATAATATCTCCGTGTATATCGATTGTAATGTAGGAGTAGCACCACCACGACCTATTGCTTGGGCAAAGAAATTAGACGAATGGAAATTTCTCATTAAATAAATAATATGTCGGGTTAATGAGTTTATATATAATTGACCTTGTGCAGATGCCCCAAAATCTTGCGTAAATAATGATGCTTCAAATTCATTATATAATTCAGTTTTTTCACCCTCTGAATAATCCCCATCAATTTCAACCGATTCAGAAAAATTAATATTACTATCACCAGTAGAAGCATCCCATGTATTAATCGATGTTAATCCCGACCTTATAAGCCTATAAGTCTTATTTGTGCCAATAAAATCACTTAAATTCACATTATAATCTATTATAAACCTATTATATGTCCTGCCATAATTAGGGTTATCATCATCAGCATTAACCTTGTCGGGTAAATCATCAAATATATGTTTTTCAGAGTATCTATTATATGTAGATGCTCCTGAAGATGTCGCAGATATTTCAACAACATCATTAAAATCTTCTGCTTCATATACTGTATTTATCGTTCCAACACCATTAACTATAATACTTAAATCTTCTTTTAATAATTTTATCTTAATCGGGTCATCTTCAATAACCACACCTGCATAATTAAATCCAAGTGGACTTTTAATAGACATATCTGCATCTTCACTATCAGGATTAGAATTTACCGATAATCGGATAATAGGAGATTGGTCAATTTCATATTGTGTTGTTTCTGTAAATCCCCACATTGTAACAATACCTGCATCACTTAATACATTCAAGTATTTATCATCCTTAAATACTGATAATGGCTGACCGAATACAGTATTTAACTTCCCATAATACGATGGGTCAATGCTTGTTACACTATTTTCATCATCTGCATAAATTCCCATTTCTCCTGTATCAAGTGTTGTAGCAACACATGGAGATTTTTCAACCTGTCCAAAAACCATCGGTAATGGCTTACTTTTATATTTATCAATCGTAGAATCAAAATTTTCACCAAGCAAATCTTTATGTAATTTATCTTGGCTTAAATCCTCACAATTTAAAGTAACCTTATCCTCATCTTGAGAAAATGACCGAACAATAAATACACCTGCTTTATAACATTCTGCATCATCCAAACTCTTAGAAGATTGAGATGCAAACCATATAACCACTTCCTCATTCATCAATGTATTTAGGCTATCAGAAAACCTTACACCATCTTCCATATAATCGCTTATACTTAGACTTACAGATGATATTTTATACTTCCGTTGTTCTATATCCAATGATTCAGAAAT